TGATTTGTGCCTTTGTGTAGGTACTGGCGTATGAGTCATCCGCGGCAGCAACCTCGACCCAAACGAGCTCTTTCACCGGATGGTTAAAGTTCATCTTGATGCTTTGAGAGGGAGCCTCGTCACCGGTGAATTGGAGCTGTTCGATGAGGTACTCGTGGGATACCTGGGCGAAACGACGGCGCTCGTCGGTGTCGAGGTAGACATAGTCCACATAGAGGGACCCATTGAGATCACCAGCAGTAGCAGGGGTTCCGGCAGTGGCTTCGGTAGTTATTTCAGAAAGGGTAGCGAACTCAACATTCACCTTGACCTCGTGGTATTGAAGGGCAATGAGAGGGAGAGCAAGACCGGGATTACGGCAGAACCAGAACTGAAGGGGCACATATACGGTGCGAGCATCGGCGCTCACACCGGTAGAAGCGGTCATAAGAGTACCGTCAGATTTTACACCGTTGACCATGGCTTCATAACCAGACCAATGCCCTGCGGTCTGAGAGAGCTCGTTCCAGATCTGGAGCCAATCACCGTAGTGCTTGTCGATGCGCTGACCACCGATCTCAATCTCGACGGACTTGACGAGCTTGTGACCCACCCATTCTTTATAGGCACCACCGGTAACGGCAGGGAGATCTACATCTAACCACATACGGTTGATAAGATCACCATTACGAGAGATGGTAGCGGTCACTTTACGGTTAAAACCAACAGTGCCGTTTATAGTTTGAGCAATAGACTCCATGGAGAAGTTAGTGTGGCGACGATAGACCACTTTGAAAAAGGTAATTTGAGGGTTTCCGGACAAATATATGTCCTGGGCACCGTAAGCGACAAGTTGCATTAAGCCTCCACCACCCATTTTTGTATTATTATTATATTTATATGTAAGAAAAAAAATTAAACAAAAAACAAATTAAAAACACAACAAAATATTATTATAACAACACTATATTTTTAATGAAAATAAAACAACGAAATAATCCCAAAAGACATTGTAACTACCAAATATCTAATACCACATTAGACGTTCGACACAGGTCAATGGTTGAAAGTTTTGAGGACAATGACAAAAAATTAGAAAATATTTATAATGAGCACAAAAGCAATCACGATCGTTTAGAGGCGTTAAAAATAAAGCCGAATTGTGAATTAACGGACGATGAAATAAAAAATATGATCACTTTAAAAGAGAAACAGATTTTGCTAAAAAAGGAGATTGGTGAGCTTAATTGCAACAAGAATGAGTTGGAGTATTATGTAAACACAAGCGACATTTTATTCAACTATTATAATTTATTAGAGAACAATACGGATGAGGGTGGAATAACAAATTTCAGGAAGGACAATGATGACGAGGATAGTTTAACAATAGCGCATTTATTCACAAAAGGAAACAAGGAAGATTTAGAAAAAATTTCCAATAAGAATATCAAAACGAGTCGTTTTCATTTATTGGATGATTATTTAAGCTTTACGGATAAGAATTATATCAACAATAATATTTCTCAAGAGAATTCCTCTAAATGTTCTTACTGTTATGGAAATACAAAGGATGTGTTGGTGAACGAAGGGATCATATGTTGTCGAACTTGTTTTACAGTGGAGAACATTATTACCGACAATGAGAAGCCTTCTTACAAAGACCCCCCTAAAGAGATCTCTTATTTTAGCTACAAGAGAATTAATCATTTCTCCGAATGGCTTAATAAAATTCAAGGAAAAGAAACGACGGATATTCCTGAAGAAGTGTTTAATAAGATTATGTTAGAATTGAACAAACAGCGAATATATAATCTTGTATCAGTAACTCCGTTAAAAATAAGAGAGATATTAAAAAAACATAAGATAAATAAATATTACGAACATATACCATACATTTTAAATAAAATTACAGGTATACCTAACCCTCATTTGAATCCCGAATTAGAAGAGAAATTAAAAAACATGTTTAAAGAGATTCAGGTGCCTTTTTTAAAATATAGTCCAAACAACCGAAAAAACTTTTTGTCTTATAGTTATGTGCTTCACAAATTCATCCAAATTTTAGATCAGCCAGAGTTTTTGAAAAACTTTCCTTTGTTAAAGAGTAGAGATAAACTTCATCAACAAGAGCAAATATGGAAGAAAATATGTGAAGACCTCAATTGGAAATTCATTAGAAGTATTTAGCTTTTTATGGCATATTTACCATTCTTTCTCTTGTAGTTTTGTTTTGTAAATTCGTATGCTGATCTTGCAACAGATTTGTTCAGCTTTGTATTATGCGAGTTACATAAAGAGTCATTATTTCGGTCGTTATCTACTTTGTCATCATCTATATCGACAAGATGTTCCAACTCTTCAGGGACATCAATGTCTAAAACAATCATGATATGAAATAATTGTCTAATGATTGATTTTTCTTTTACATCTAGTAGACGAGTGATGTTATGTTTGCGAATATATTCACATACATACTGAAGGTATCTTGGCATCATTACATCCTTAAGTTTCGTTAACGCGTCAGATATATCACGAAATTCCAAATGGTTAGGATCTGTATCACAACCTCTGACTAATACGTCTGATCCGAAGTCTCTAGGCTTCAACAGAGTGTTATTTTCAGGATGTTCTAGATCACATATGATGGAGCTTATAATTTTTCCTACACCATAAACACCATTTTTCCCGTAGCTTTTTAGCTTTTGTAAAAAGTTAGGCTCGTTGGACAGATGAGATAGATCCTCATGACCAATGAAATTGAATGAAAAGTTGTTTGTGGTTTCAATATTTGCGGTATTACGATTTCCATGTATGTTAATACTATCATGCATTGTACTCGTGTTATGCATGTTCGCATTAGTGTTCGTGTTGTTAATTATAGTCGATTCAGTGACTTGATTATCCAATAAAGAGTATTCAGTTACATTGTCATCATCGTCCACGTTCATCGGATTCCGTTTGCATATTTTTTGATGTTTTGAACACCCTTGGTGTTTGTTGAAGCTACGAAAACAAAATTTACAAGTATTTTTCGGGACACCTCTACAAGCATCTACATGTTTTTTAAAACATCTTTTTGTCACCTGTTTATCACATTTGACACATCTTACATACTTTATGTCAATGTCAATCCATTGCCACTCGATAGGGTTAACCTTTGAGACAACAGGATTGTTATTTGGGTTGCCATTTGAGACAGCAGGGTTGCTATTTGGGTCATTAGGGTTGCCATTTGAGACAATAGGGTTGCTATTTGAGTCATTAGGGTTGCCATTTTGAGTTCTATTTTCCTGATTTATACCACAAGGTACCTTCCTATTTTGATGTTTTATGAAATTACATTTTATTTTAGTTGAATATACACACCGTTCACAGTGGTACATTTTATATTAGTACCACAATTTAAATATTTTTAAATAATACTTATACTTTATACACCTTATACTATAATTAAAAAAAAAGTGTGTGCGGGATTTTTTAATTTAAAGTTTAAATTTGGTTGTACATATTTTTTGGAGCCCATATTGCTTATAATTTGGTGTTTTTTAGGGTTATAGGGTATCATCTGTCCAGGCAAAAATAATTATTCATCATTAACTTATATTTATTTCACACATTTAATCCTTTTTCCAATTAAGATATTATAAAACGATCAATCCGAAAAACATTTAATCACAAACCTTATCGTCATTTATTATATTGTGAATACTAAAAATAAGCAATTAAATCAATATAAATTGAATGAAAATATATGTTAATAATAAATCATGAAAGCGTGTATGATCAAAGTTGTAATTTTTGTAATAATGATGACTTTGTTAGTATCTATTCATTTAATTAAGATATACACGCTTCCTTTTTTATTTATACATGTTCCTAAAACTGGAGGCAATTCTATAAAAAACACTAAATTTTTCGAAGACTCGATTTATTTTTTTCATACAAGCATTAACGATGTAATTAAAAAAGGTAAAAAATACAAATCATCATATACGATCGTTAGAAACCCGTATGATCGTTTGGTGTCTGCGTTCTTTTATCTTCAGGATGGTGGAATGAAAAATGTATGGGATATTAAAAGTATGAAAAAACAACAAAAATATAAAAACAATTTCAAAGAATTTGTAAAGAATTTACATAAGTTTATAAATGATACTCATTATAAGCCACAATACACATTTTTATCAGATAAAAACAATAATATAAAAGTAACACATATATTGAAACAAGAAAGTTTAAATGAAGATTATATAAAACTTCAACAAATGTATGGATATAGTCCAGTTTCATTAAAAAAAACGAATATCTCCAAACACGAAGATTATGATCAATATTATGATGAAGAAACAAAGCAATTAGTTCAAGAATTTTATCAGAAAGATTTTAAACTTTTAAATTATCAGATGTAATAGAAAGTATTGGTATGATCATAACAAAACTCTTTCAGACCCTCGTAACTTGACGAGATTCAAATCATTTTCGTTTATAAAAAACTTTTTAGTTTTTAAGTATTCAACGACAAGTTTTGAAGACCAATTAAACTTACCATGTAAATAAAAAGCGTCTTTGTATGCATCAATCAACTTAAACTTTTTCATATTTACATTAGTTTTTTGCAAAACTACTTGCATACATACATGAATACATAAATAATCTGTTAATTCTTTAGGAATATTTTGAAGATCCACATTTTTTTCAACTTGTATAACATATTGTTTCCTTCTACCAAACGCTTTATTCATTTCTTTATAAACGTGTTGTAAGAAGGTTGTATTAGGTTTAGATGCAATAAACCAACTTTCAATCACTGGTTTATATGTATTTGTTGTAAAAGACGGCATTTGATATCCTAAGTAATCTATATTTGTGTTATTGAACTCATCAACAACCCAGTCTAAACTTTTTAAAAGCTTTATGCTTGCATCTAACCATATTCCTCCGAATTTATACAATATAGCAATTCTTACAATATCCGATGAATACTGGGAAGTTTCAACTCCATCATAAAAGTTAGCTGGTAACTCTGACGATTTAAGATATATTGGTAAGATATTATTAGTAACCATAATTACTCTCCACGATGGATTTAAAAATTCCCATTCTTTGATAATTTTAACAACACTAATAGGCACTTCATCATCCCAATAAGTCCATATAGTTTTTGGGATTTTTTTAGATTGTTTATGGTATTTATTAAATGTACAAGATACAATTAACAAAATTAATATAAGAATGAAATATTGTATATATTGCAAACTTATTGTAAGCATTTTTTATTTTTATATTATGCATGAAAATATTTATAACTGTTTGTTCTAAAAAACAATGTAATATAACTAATGAAAAAACAAATGTATATAATCTTTTTTGGTGTACTTTTTAAACAATAAATGTTATATTATTTAATTGGGGAAGTTAACAAGGTTGGCACCCATACCGAAACCGGCACCGTGACGAGCGGAAACTCCGATTGAAGGTGCGAAGAGATCAAGGAGAGAGAAGGTAGCAGCGGCAACGAAACCGATAAACATAACTTCCTCAACCTTGGGCTTTTTACCGGGGAAGAAGAAAGCAGCAGTGGCTACAACAAGACCTTCGAAAAGATATTTAAGAATGCGGACAACAATTTCCATGACATCAAAGGAGAACTCAGACATATTTTTTATTAATTATTAGGGAGAAAAAATTTACAAACAAAATAACATATATAAAGATATTCAATTTAAATTATTAAAACGATAACATTTTTATATATAATGGAACCAGAGACAAACGAACGAATTAATGTGAGTAAACAAGATTTTTTGGAACAAGATCCACAAATTAGGGGTCAGAACTATGTTTGTTTATCTTTCTTATCACCAGATGATGTCATCAAGTCCAAAGACGCATATATAATTTCTGCGTATATGAAATCATTATGTCAAAGGAATACTGAGTTAATTGACGGTCTTGAAGTACTCTTTCCCGACAAGACAAACGAGATTCGTTCTATTAAAGAGCAATATTCTGTGTTTTTTGATTCGAACAGTATCGATGAAGACTTCAAAAGTTTCAAAATTGAAAACGAGATAGATATAAGTAACAAGTTTTCCGAAGAGAACAACTATCAGACATCCATTCGTGGTATTAAGATTCGTGGAACATATGAAACTCAAAAGGAGGCGGAGATTCGTGCGGAAGTGCTTAAGAGAATTGATAATAACTCTCATAATATTTACATAGCACAGGTCGGATGCTGGTGTCCATGGTCTGCAAATCCAGATGAAATACAGGATGGTGAATACTCAGAGACTGAGCTTAATACGCTGATGAGAGAGTACAAGAAGAATTGTGAGAATAAGGATATATTTTATAATGAGCGTAAGAAAGAACTCATTGAACGTACACACGAACAGACTCATAAGGATAAAATGCCTGATATTATTGATGATGATGAAGAGGTTGATATTACAACAACAACAGCCGATATCGAGAAGTCTTTGTTTGAAGAGGGACAAACGGATCAAACTTATCAAGAATGTTAACTAGATAATACATTTTAAAATTATGATATAAAAATGTTATTTAGTTTTAAAATATGAAAACAATAATTTTTATTTTTTTGTTTTTAGGTATGCTTATGATTGTTCATGGAATATATGAAGAAAAAATAGAAAAAATAAAAAAGGATGTACGAGTTAAGTATAAATTTATTCCAAGAACTTATTATGATGAATTTCTTATGAATGATAAACATACGAGTCAGTCATCAAAAGCGATGTTTGATAATGTACCTGATACAAGAAGCGCTGGGTTTCCTGTTCGTTAGATTTTTTTTACATTAATAATATGTTGTCGTTTTTTGATACTAGATGGGTCAAACATCTCTTCGGTATCTTCTTCATTAGAGTCCCCTATATTTTTGCTTAATATCCAGTATTCTTCTTGACATACCCGATAAGAAGGTGTCTCGTCTGCTTTATACCAGAATACCGTATCTTCAAGTTTATTACTTTTGGTAGTATTATCAATGACTAAACATTCGTAATGTTCTGTGCATTGATCCATAACTTGACAGAAAATTTCAAAAGTAGGGAACATGCCTGCATAGTTATCGTATATTCTTTTTCTGTTTGCTACAATATTCTCACGGAGAATGAAAATGTAATCAATATTTGTTCTCAAGTTAGGTGGGATACCTAATGGATATTGCATAGAAATAATAAAGAACATTTTAAGATGACGACCGTTCATAAACAATGCTCTAACATTCTTATCTTTTGTCCAAGAAGAATCGTACAAACAGTCATCTAATATAAGGAAAGACCTAGGATCTATTTGAGTGCGTCCATACATACAGTTCTCCTTGTTGATGTTTTTTAATATTTTTTGCTGTCTTTTAACTACATTGTCGATAAGAACAGGTGTGTACTCGTCATGAATGAAAATTTTAGGAAC